ATAACCATCGCCATTCACCGGACGGCGAGAAGCAGCCCGATTAACTGAAACCACGATGCGCCGCCGGTGATGGCGGGCGTTATATTGCTTGGGGTAGATATGAAACTTTTGGATTTATTCTGTGGAGCAGGTGGAGCGGCAATGGGATATCATCGAGCCGGGTTTGAGGTTGTCGGAGTAGATATTAACCCTCAACCAAATTATCCGTTTAAATTTCATCAGGCAAATGCTCTTGATTTCCCGCTTGATGGTTTTGACATAATTCATGCAAGTCCGCCGTGTCAGGCCCATACTTGCCTGAATGTCATGTGGAACGCAAAACCACACGACGATTTTGTGGAGCCTACTCGGGAAAAATTAAAAGCAAGTGGGTTGCCGTACATTATTGAAAATGTACCAGGAGCGCCACTTATTGACCCGATAAAACTTTGCGGGTCAATGTTTGGGCTTGGGGCCGGGCCTTACGATTTGCGCCGTCACCGAATGTTTGAATGCTCTTTTTATGTTGAGCAACCGAAGTGTAACCACATCAAAAGAAAGCCGGTAATCGGCGTCTATGGCGATCATGTTAGATGCCGCCGGCGCAACGGTGATTTGCCGATGGCTTTAGGAAAACCACTGGCAGACGAAGCAATGGGAATAGACTGGATGAACTGGAGAGAATTACGTCAGTCCATCCCGCCAGCATACACACAATATATCGGAGAGCAATATAACCAGTCGCTTAACTGGACGGCAAAAAAACCGCCGCCAGTTAGCTTAACCGTTATATAGCAAAAAAGAGATTCAATGGCGAACCAAATAATTTCTCTATCAGGTGGCAAGGATTCAACGGCAATGCTGTTGATGATGCTCGAGCGCAAAGAACCAATCCACTCCGTTGTTTTTTTTGACACTGGTTGGGAGTTCCCTGAGATGTACGACCATCTGGACCTTTTGGAAAAAAATACAGGTATTAAAATAATTAGGTTGCACCCAAAGCGGTCTTTTAACCATTGGATGTTTGATCGTAAAGTTATCCCGAGAAAAGGGCCATTGAAGGGCAAAGTAAGATTTCGGGGCCTTGGTTGGCCCCGTGCCGATTTTAGATGGTGTACCGGCAAAAAATTTGATGAGTTTAAAAAATACACAAATAAAATCAAGGACCATACGATGTGTATCGGTCTCGCCGCTGATGAACAAGCCCGGATTAAAATTAAAACAAAAACACAAGCCGAAAGAAATAAAAATTCCAGATACCCATTATCTGAGTGGGGTATTTCTGAAAAAGAAGCTCTGCGGTATTGCGTGGATCATGGATATGATTGGCATGGACTTTATAATGTCTTTGACCGTGTCTCATGTTTTTGCTGCCCTTTTAAGCGCAAGGCTGAACTTAAAGCATTGTATACACATTATCCTGATTTATGGTGGAAACTCAGACAAATGGATGAAAATAGCAGAACAACATTCAAATATGGGAAAACAATAAAAGATATTGAACGGGTTTTTGCCGAAGAAGACCGGCAAATGGAATTGTTTGCGATATAACCAGCGCATGGACCGGACACGAAAAAACTGTGCCGGTCATGCTTAACGTTAGCTGTCAGGAGGAAACATGGAAATATATTGGCTGAAAACAGACATCGACGGAAATGGTAAACGCTGGCACTTGGTCCGACGCATCGAACCCGGAACCGATGATCGATTTGATATCGATGAAGAAGAAGAACTCGGCCCGATGATAGAGTTTGTTGGTGAGGACTTCACCGACTATGAATCGAACTACGAAGACTGTCCGAGAGAGGACCTCTCTCCTCCCGGCGCAGTTCGGGCATTGGTGGGCGCTACAGCAGATTCCATTGCCGACACATTGCATGCCATCGCTCAGGGGGAACAATGGTGCGGCATGGTTGAATGCAGGTCCTGCGGTCACACATGGGCCATGGTATCGCCGTGGAATAAGGCGACATATCTATGCCCCAAATGCAAAATCATGTCAGCATCGAGGGAGTTGGTTCCCGGTTATGAGATGGTTGAGCGCATAGTTACGGCCCTAGTGGATGTCTGTGGGTTAACAGCGACCAGCGTAGTACAGTGGTTGGAATCCGAATTAAACATGGCTTTAGGCTCTGCGTTGCCGTCCGGCATACGGGATGATGCGTTAAGGGCATGCCTGGATCTGATGCCTATTTGTGATAAGTGCGGTGGGCATGGCGGCGATTGTGATGCCGGGCCGGACGGCAAAACCGTATCATGGGTATGCGATGAGTGCGGCGGTGTCGGGCGGAAATATGATTAAACAGCTAACCAGCGGGTCAAGCGGACGCTGAAAAGCGCGCCGCTGATTAAATCGTTATGTGAAAGGGCAAATTAGATGATTGCAGTAAATGTTAACCGGTTAATCGCCATGAAAGCAGCTGATCGGTATGAGGAAGCAGAGCAGAGGTTGTGGTCAAGAGTGCCGAGATATGTGCGATGGCTTCCATGGAAGCGTTCAGAAATTGATGTCCGCATATCTGTAATATCTGAACGGTTGGCGATGTTGAGGGCAGAAAAGTTGTGGCGTAAATACAAATTATAATCAGATAACCGTTTATGCCGGGCGGGCATCGGCGCGGCGGTCGTGTGCTGGTCAAGATTGCAAGCAGAAGCCGTCTCAGTCGAGTGGGCCAGCGCATTGCCCGCCCCATAGCTCATTTTTTTGGCGGGCGGACACACAAAAACCAGTAGTGAGTAGTGAGTTGTGAGTTGAAAGGCGGCTTTGGCGGGCGGACACACAGGTCCGCCCCTACAGCTCCCTACTCACAACTGATTTCCCACTGCCTCAAAAACCCTGTCAACCAAAAAGAACAAAAAAGTTCCCCTGTTTACCAAAAAAGATCCCCTGTTTACCAAAAAAGATCCGAATCTACCAAAACGGCCAAAAAACCAGTGTTAAAACAGAGGTAAGCTTAAAAACAGAAATGAGTTGTGAGTTTTGAGTTGTGAGTAAATCCGGCTCCGACTCACTACTCACTACTGACAACTAACAACTGGTTTTTCAATATGTCTTACACCCGCACAGACCTGCAAACCATTGAGTCAGCCATCCTGGAGCTGGCAGCCGGCACTGCCGTTGTAAGTTTTACCATTGGCGGTAAAACCATTGAGTTTCATCAAAACCGCCTGGAAAACCTGCTAAAACTCCGCACTGTCATACAGCGGGAACTCGGCCTTGCCCCCACAACCCTTTATTTGAGAAACGCAGGCAGGAGCCGAACATGAGATTGCCCAGGCCATCTGAAATAATAGATAGCGCGGTTTCGGCCATATCGCCCAGGCGCGGTTTGCAGCGGGCCATGCTGCGAAAGGTGGCCGGCAATGTTAAAGACAACCCTCCGAACGAAAATTTAAATTTCAAAACCCGCTGGGACATGTATGCAGCGGCCAAGACCGGCCGGCTTACCGGGCCCTGGAACCCATCTGATGCGGACGTAAACCGTATTATCGCCCTTTCATCTCCTGCTGTCCGGTCCCGAATCCGCCAGCTTGTCCGGGACTTTCCGTATTTTTCCCGGGCCGTGCGCATAATGTGTGATTACACAGTGGGCCCTGGCATTATTTTCCAGTCCAAAATCAGGGACGTTTCCACAAACAAGCTGGACCGCCGCCGCAACCAGGCTGTTGAAGACGCTTTTTCCTTCTGGGCAGATGAGGCTGATGTGGCCGGAAAGCTTCATTTCTATGAAATGGAGGCCCTGGCAAAGCGTCAGGACATGGAGTGCGGCGAATTTATAATGATCAAGCGCTTCCGCCCAAATGACGGCCGTTATCTGCCCTATGCCCTGCAGCTCTATGAAGCCGACTGGCTTACTTCCCAAAATGATACCGCCCTGGGGCCTTTGTCCGGGCCCGGCAAAAAAACAAACGAGCCGTCTGTGGATATTTACCAGGGCGTGGAATACGAGCGCGCCACAGGCCGGGTGCTGGCCTATCATTTCACGGACCCGGACGGCTGGGGCAAGCCCGTGCGGGTGCCTGCAGAAAAAGTGATCCATGGATTTGAGACCCTGCGGCCAGGCCAGCTCCGGGGCATATCCCCGTTTACCCCCGGCGTGATGGTGGCCCATGATCTGTCCGGATATATGGATTCTGAATTTGACGCAGCAAAAATGGCATCAAGGTATCTTGGCTCCATTGAAACAGACAACCCCATGGGCATGGCCGCCGGCTGGACCACTGAAACAGATCCCGAGACCGGGGAGGCCAGGGCTGTTGAAGAAATGGAAAACGCCATTTTAAAGATTTTAAACCCCGGCGAAAAGATGAACATCAGCGCCAATCCCAGGCCGTCTGATAATTTTCCGCCCATGGTGCGCTTAATTCTGTGCATGCTTTCTGTTACCACGGGCGCGCCCTATGAGCTTGTTTCCGGGGATTACCAGCAGGTGTCCTGGTCTACTGCAAAAATTATCCGCACGGATTTTTCCCAGACCCTGCGGCCCATCACGGAACGGCATATCAGGCATTTCTGCCGGCCTGCAGTCAGGCCCTTTTTTGATTACGCGGTGGCTTATGGAAAGGTTTCTTTGCCCAATTATTTTAACAACCCTGCCCGCTGGATCAGGGTCCAGTGGCAGCCGCCGGGCATGGAGTCATCTGATTTGTTGCGCGATACCAAAGCCACCATTGACCAGATTGGAGCCGGCCTTCGCGCGCCCCAGGAGCATGTAGGGGCCAGAGGTCGGGATCTTGAAGAAATCTATGAGCAGATAAAGTCTGCCCAGGACCTTGCAAAGGAAATCGGCCTTTCGCTTTCAGTGCCGTCAACAGCCCTGAAAAACAATCCGGCCGCAGTGGAGGAACAATGAAAAACAGAGATGAGTTATCAGTAGTGAGTAATGAGTTTTCAGATACCCGTAGGGGCGGACCTGTGTGTCCGCCCGCCGGCAATGAATTAAAACCAGTATTCCGCACCCGTTCGGGCGGTTCGGGGCCTGCGGAAAACCGTCTGTCTTACCGGGATCTGGCCCTTAGAAAGGATACGGCCGGATTTCCTGCAACAGTTGATGAAGAGGCCCGCACGGTTGAGGTTATCGGCGCCACGGAAGAGCCGGTGCTGGTATTTGATTATGAACGCTATGAGCCGATCATGGAAGTCCTGCTTATGGATGGGGTTGAACTGCCCCGCTCCAGGCAGGTGCCGCTTTTAGACACCCATCAGCGGTGGGACGGAACCCGCAGCGTTATGGGCTCGTTTCGGGATATGAAATCCGATGACGGGCAGCTGACAGGGCGGGCGCATTTTTCGTCAGCGCCGGAAACAGATGGTGTCTGGACCAAGGTCCGGGAAGGCCATGTCACGGATTTTTCCGTGGGCTACCGGGTAATTGAGTCCACATGGATTCCAGACGGCCAGAAGCAGACCATAAAGGGCCGCACCTTTGAAGGCCCCCTTCGTGTTACCACCCGCTGGCGGGTAAAGGAAATGAGCGTGTGCCCCATCGGGGCGGATGAAAACGCAAAAGCCCGCATGGAACAGCATTTTGAAACCAGTAAACAAAGCAAACCCGTAAAAAAGGAGAACCCTGAAATGAATAAAAAATTGCGCGCCATCCTCGAAGCCCGGGGCCTGGCAGCCGATGCCACAGAAGAATCAGCCTGGAAATTTTTCAATGACCTGCTGGAACGCGGCGAAATCCTTGCAGACGGCACAGCAGCCGGCCGCCAGGAGCCTGCCGGCCACCAGGGCACCCAGAATACCGGCAACACCGGCACCCAGAACAGCAACAGCGCTGGCCGCCAGGATCAGAACCAGAACCCCGGCCAGGACCCGGAAATCCTGCGTGCTGAAGCCGCCAGGGCGGAACGCGAGCGCGTGACGGAAATTTCCGCCATGGCCGCCCGGTTTAGCTACCCACAGGACAAGATTCGGGGTGAACTGATTGATTCCGGAATCACTCTGGACCAGGCCCGGGAAAAAATCATGAAGCACCTGGAGGCCACCATGGAAGATCCCAAGACCACCGCAGGCCGGGTGGGCATGGGCGAAGATGAAAAAGACAAGTTCCGGGCTGCAGCCGAAGGCGCAATCCTTTTGCGCTCGGGCATTTCCGGGGTGGACCCGGAAAAGCTTGCCCCCGGGGCCACGGATCTTTCCGGCCATACCCTGGTGGAGCTTGCCCGTCACAGCCTGCGCATTTCCGGCCAGCGCGAGTCCGGCCACCTGCTTGATGTTGTGGGCCGCGCCCTTACCACCTCGGACTTTCCGCTTCTGTTGGCAAACGTTGCCAACAAAAGCCTGGACCTTGGCTGGGAGTCTGCCGAAGAAACCTGGCAGACCTGGTGTGCCACCGGATCAGTAAATGATTTTAAAACCCACACCCTGGCCCGGGTTTCGGAATTTTCCGACCTGGACGAAATCCCCGAAGATGTTGAATACAAATACGGCAAACGTACAGAGGCCCAGGAGCAATACAAGATTGCCACTTACGGCAAGCTTGGGGCCGTAACCCGTCAGACCATCATAAACGATGACTTAAACGCCATCACATCAAATATGATGGGCATGGGCGAAGCTGCTGCCAGAAAAATCGGCGACCTTCCTTATGCGGTTTTAACCGGCAATGCAGCCATGGGTGACGGAAAGGCCCTGTTTCACTCTGATCACGGCAATTATGTGGCTTCTGCCTCCGGCGCCGTGCCCTCAGTGGACACCTTAAATGCAGCCGAGCTTGCCATGGGCAACCAGAAGGACCTGCAAAGCCTTCGCCGGCTTAACATCCGGCCCGTGTTTTTCATCGCGCCCCGTTCCATCAAGGGCTATTCCGAGCAGTTTTTTAAATCAAACCGCCTGGAGTTCACCGGGGACACTGATGCAGTAAAGCTGCCGGTCAACCCCTGGGCCGAAGGTCTGATACGGGTCTATGAAAGCCGCCTGGATGACGACAATGACGCTGGCTGGTATCTGGCAGCCAGAAAGGGCCGCACGGTAAAGGTGTTTTTCCTGGGCGGCATCCAGCGGCCGTATTTTGAGACCAAAGCCGGCTGGAGTGTTGACGGCACGGAATACAAGGTGCGCATTGACGCCGGCGCCAAGGCCGTTGACTGGAAGGGCCTGTATTACAACTACGGGGGATAGCAGCAAGTCAGTTGTCAGTAGTGAGCAGTGAGTAAAAACCAACTCACAACTGACAACTCACAATTCACAACTGATTTAACAGGGAGATCTAAAAATGAAAAATAAAGTGCAGGACGGCAAAAACCTGTATCTGGCAACAGCGGAAAATGCCGAATCCGGAGACCCCATGGTCCTGGGCGGATTTCTGCCTGTGGTGCTTGGAACAGATGCCGAAGCAGCAAGCCCTTATAAAGCTGCCGTGGAAACAGAAGGCGTGTTTGACTTATCGGTTGAGGCGGCTGATGACGACGGCAACAGCGCAGTAACCCTGGGCGATGCCATTTATTATAACTCTTCAGATGATCCGGTGCTCTCCAAAAAGTCTGCCGGAGAGTTTTACGGCGTGGCCTTAGAGGCCATTGAAGCCGGTGAAACAGACACCATCAAGGTCCTGCTCCGGCCCAAGGCCGGCCTGGGCGCTGTTACCGCTGCCATGCTGGCCTCTGCCCTGGCAGACCGCGTGCCGGGTTTGGACGTTTCTGCCGCAGACGTCACAGACGGCACCGCAAACCTTACCCTCCAGGCCCAGGATGCCAACGGAAACAACCTGGCGGAAAATGTGCTTTTGCGCGTCTGGGTGGGCGGTGCTGATGATTTCGGGGTTGATGCCCTAACCGGCATTACAGCATCCACCGGCACAGTGGTTCATTCTCACACTGCCAATGGTGATGTGACCGTTGCCACCGATGAAACCGGAAAGGCAGTGCTGGCATTAGACAACAATGGCGCTGGCTCAGTGTATGCCTGGGCAGCCCTTGGCGGCCGGGTCTATGAGTCCGGTGAAATTGTAATCACATTGGTATAAGGCAGAGGTGAGTTGTCAGTAGTGAGTAGTGAGTAAAACAGATTTTGACTTATTGGTTTTTAACTCACAACTCACAACTCATAACTCACAACTGCTTTAACTGGAGTTTAAAGTGGATTTGAGCAGCTACATATCAAAAGCCCTTGATGTCTGGTTTGCCCCGGGCATTGCCGATGAGATGACCTATAACGGCTATAGCGTTTTAGGGCACCTTGATTTTGGTTCTGCCGGGGCAAACGACCCGTGGCTGTCTGATCCGGATGCCAGGCGCGACAGGGCTTACGTCCTGTTTCCCGAATCTGTAATAGACGGCATTGCCGATGCTTCCGGTTATGGCGACGAGATAGAAGACGCCCATGGCCGCACCTGGACCGTGAGAAAAGAAACCGAGCGGTCAGGTGGCGTTATTAAGCTGGCAGTTGAACGCGATGTCCGGCCCGTGTTTTAAAGGAAAATTTATGGAACCAGCAACAGCGCAAATGGTTTATCAGTTTTCCGGCCTGGAAACCATTCTGATCTCGCTTCTTGTGGCCGTTATATCCTGCGTGATGCTGTTCTGGCGGATGTCAAAGCAATACGTCACCCATGATCAGTGCAGGCAGAACCATGCTGGCACGGAAAAAGACGACGCACAGATCAAGGAGTTGCTGGAAAAAATGGAACAGAAAATGGACCAGCAGTACCGGCGCGTGGACAATAAAAATGAGCTGATGTTTCGCATGCTGCGTGCCGTGATCTCGTACCTTGATCTGCCGCCGGAAAAGCGCACTGAAATCCTAAACATGAGGCCAGGAAACAATGGCTCCTGAAATTTATTTTGATAAGCGCGGGGAGCTGGCCATTGAAAACATTGATGAGCTGGCAGAGCGCTACCCAAAGCTGGCGGACCGGGCCATTAATTCCGCGCTTGGGTCTGCTGGCTTTGAGCTTAAAAACGCGCTGCAGGACGCCATTAATCAAGGCGGGCCGGAGGGCAGATCATGGGAGAGGCTGCATCCATACACTGAGCTGATCCGGAAACGCAAAAAAAGGACATATAAACGCACTCCGAAGTTCAATCCAGGGGCAGTGTCAGCAAAATCACCTTTGCTGCGTTTTAAAGGTGGCATCCGGTATGCCCTGGACAAAGACACAAAAACCCTGTCTGCCGGGTTTGTAAACCCAAAGCCGGGCTTGCTTAAAATGCTTGGCATGCACGCGCGGGGCTGGACAACAAATGTTACCCGGAAAATGCAGAAAAAGTTTTTCGCCATGGGCCTGCCCATTGCAACCGGCAAGGTGAAAACTCCAGGCCGGCCGCTTATTGAACCTGTATGGGAAGCAGAGCAGGAGCGCATCACGCAGCATATGGAGCGCAAGTTTTTTGAAGCACTGAAGCGGTATCAGACAGGAGGGGCCAAGGCATGAATACCCTGTCTTTGATCGCAAAGCTAAAAGATATTTTCACCACAGACAGCATTTTCTTGGCCTGGTGTACGGAAAATATAGGCGGGCAGGCAACTTTGTACATCGGCGTTGATGACGCCAACCCGCCAGGCCGTGAAGATTATCCCGTTATCGGGATCACGGAGATCACAACCAAGGGCGAATCCACCCACGGGCAGAGTGATTTTGCAGTGGAGATGGGATTCGGGGTGGCAAGTGAAACCATCACTGATGAAGCAGAAATAAAATGCCGGACCTATGCCGGAAAAATCCTGGCAGAATCTTTCAGGTCAGCCGGGCTTGCAGCTTTAAAACGTGCAGCCCTGGGCAAGATGACCGTGGAAGGCACCGGCCAGGTGGACTATCACCCGCTTTATGTAAGCGGCATGCAATTGACAATATCAACTATCAACACAGGGAGAAACTAAAATGGCTGATGCACAAAGCTTTTTGGGTGCCGGAGATCTATACATGGACCGGCTCGATGAAGACGGAACCAAAAACGGACTGGTGAAAGTGGGCGCGGCCCTGCTTTCACTGCAATCAAACGCGGAAATCAGACAGGCCACATCAAAGGGCCGCGACGCTTACGGCCAGGTCATAGCATCTGCCACCATCGGCCAGCCCCCGGTGGTAAATGCGTCCATCACCCAGCTGGACCGGGTGGCCCTGGCAATGAACTTTCTTGGAAACCTGGAAGATGTGGATGTATCTGCCGGATCTGTTGCAGCCGAAGAAATAATCGTGCAGAACCTGGACCGGTATTTCCGGCTGGCAAAGCGCAATATTGACGCCACAAGTGTTGTTGTGACCAGATCCGCCGGATCAGGCGCTACCGCATGGAGTTCTGAGGCAACGGTGGAAGAGGGTGATTATTATGTACCTCCATCCGGATCTGAAAACGATCATTTTTACAAGGTCACGACTGGCGGTACTGTCGGCACCACAGAACCCATATGGCCCACAGACGGCAGCACTGTTGAAGACGGCACAGCGGTTTTCCAGGACATGGGGCTGATTGAGGCAGCCGCAACCGACTTTGAGGTGATTGCCAGAACCGGCATGATCCGGGCGCTTTCCACGGGCAATATCGAAGCCGAAGAGGTTTTGTCCATCGCCTATGATTACTTGGATGTAACCGGGGCACAGGTCCTGGGCGCGGTCCAGCCAACCATCAAGGCATATCTGTTCCTTGATGGCGTCAACAAGGTGGACGGCAAGGACGTTGAAGTCGAGGTTTGGGAAGCACAGCTTCGGCCCACCAGCCCGGTTGACTTCCTGGCCGATGACTTTACCAGCCTCGAAATGGAGGGCACGCCAGTCACCCCGACTGACAAGGACAGCCCCTTTGTGATCACATACATCGACTAAACCGATAACCCCGTAGGGGCGGACCTGTGTGTCCGCCCTTCAACACGGGCCGACACACAGGTCGGCCCCTACACATGATCGCAACGTCAGAGGGCAGACATGGCAAGACTCGAAAGAACCATCACCATCAAAGACCGTGGTCCGGTCACAGTCTACGAGCTTTCGGCAAAACAGATCCGTCAGATTGTTGATAAGCTCGAATCCATGGACGAAAAACAGATCCAGGAGCTTTTGGCCTGGTGCTCAACTGCCAGCTTGGATGAGATTCAGGAAATGTATCCATCTGAGATTCGGCAATTATATGATGCCTGGGCGGAGGTGAACACGGATTTTTTGCACCTGATACGGACGGCAATGAAGCAGCCGGCCGTAAAGGAGTTTCTAAAAGACTTTCTCGAACAGACCTTGAAAACAGCGTCTGCGACCTTATCGAACATGGGCATGTCAATGCCTGGGAATACGGATACAGCTTCCTTCTCGTCTGTCTTAGAAGATCCGGCAGAAGGGATGCCCGGCGATTAATTGACACGGCCAGGGCCATGCGTGCGGCATTTACGGCGGACAGTAACGGCTGGAGAAGTTTTATTAACACTTTGGAAAAACAGTTGAAATAACATGGCGGCAAATAACAAATTCCAGATCATCATTGAGGCGGTCTCCCAGGGCTTTAAAGAGGTCAAAGAAGATTTGCGCACTTCTCTGGGTGCAGGTTCCCGGGAAGCCACTGAGGAAATAAACCGCCTAAACCAGCGATTAAAGGCCCTGGATGCTGAAGCCTCAAGCACCCAGGCAACACTTGGCAAGATCCAGTCATTCCGGAAGCTCAAAAACGAATCCTCAGAGCTTGCAAACGAGTGGAAGGCTACCGAGGCCCGTTTATCTGAGCTGTCTAACGAGATCCGCACAGCAGAAGGCGGCACAAAAACCTTGGAGCGGGAATTTAACAAAACCCGCAAGCAGGCTGCCCGCCTTAAAACCGAGTATAATGAAAACGAGACCGCCCTGGAGCGCATGCGCCGGGAGCTGTCCCAGGCCGGAGTCAACACCCAGGATTTGTCATCAGAACAGATCCGGCTGAAGAACTCTTTAAACAAAACTCAGAATGAAATCAAACAGACCGGCCAATCATTTAAAGCTGCCCAGGCGCCCGTCACCACTTTTTTTACGAAGGCCAAAATCGGGGCCACAGAATTTTCAAGGCATTTAAACGAAAACCGTAAAACAGGTATCAACTGGTCCGGGGCACTTCGCAAAGCTTTTGCCACGGCCGCCGGGTCTGCAGGTCTGGGCTATCTGATAAACCGGCAGTTGGACATGGCAGATGCTACGGCCAAGGCCGCGGACAAGATCGGCGTGTCAACGGATGCCCTGCAGGAATACCGGTACGCGGGCGAGCGCGTGGGCGTTAACCAGCGGACGCTTGAGCTGGGCATGCAGCGGTTTACCCGGCGCATGGCCGAGGCCGCGGACGGAAGTGGCGAGTTAAAAAACACCCTGGACAAATACAATATTTCCGTTCGGGACGCCAACGGGAATATGCGTTCGTCGGAGGATGTTCTGGGAGACCTGGCCGATGCGGTGCAAAACGCCGAGTCCGAGAGCGAGCAGCTGCGCATTGCGTTTAAAGCCTTCGACTCCGAGGGCGCGGCACTTGTCAATATGCTGAAAAACGGCAGCGCCGGGCTGGAAGAATACCGCCAGTCTGCCAGAAACCTTGGCATTGTTGTGGAAGAAGACCTGATCCGCAACTCGGAAAAAGCAACAGACCGGATCACAGATTTAAAAAACGTGTTGTCCTCCCAGCTTCAGCGGGCAATCACATCCCTTGCCCCGGAAATTGCAAAAATCACTCAGGATTTTACTGACTGGATACGCATCCAGGGCAACCTGGGCGAAAAGCTGCGCGTTACAGTGGCCACGGTCTGGGAATGGACTAAAGCCATCGGCAGTTTTATCAAGGAGTATGGCAAATTTATTGCCGGGTTTGCGGCCATGGCCTTTGTGATTGACAAGACACGCAAGCTGGCCACTGTGTTTGGGGCCTTAAATGCGGCTATGATAAAGGTGGTGGGCGTTGGAATCATCCCCTGGCTGAAAACCTACATTACCCAGGCAAATGTGGCAGTAACGCAGAACGGTATTTTAACCGCCAGCTTTGCCACGCTCAAGGGCACCATCGGCCTTGCAGCAGGGGCTTTAGGCTCGTTTTTCGCCGGGTGGCAGATCGGCAAGATGATCGGTGAAATTGATATTGTTGAGCGTGCGGTTCAAGGCATGTATGCCACTATTGATACATGGATCACCAAGGCAAGAATAAAATACCTGGAATTAAAAAAGGCATGGGAAAGCCTGTGGGGTGATGAGCAGGCAGTCAATGATATTAATAAGCGCATTGATCAGTTAAATCGGCATTTAGATGTTATTGATTTAACAAAAGATAAAATTAAAGAAATCGGCAAGGTTACAAAAGAAACAGCTGCTGACGCCAAACAAGCCGCCGAAGAAGAAGTGGCAGCCGAAGAAGATAAACAGGCCGCCATCAAAAAAACCGAAAAGATCAAAAAGCAGTCCCATGATGAGAATTTAAAGCGCATCAACTCCGAGCTTGCAGCCCTGGAAGTGGCTTTGGATGAGCAGCAGGCAGACATCGAACTGGCCCTGGCCAAGCGGGAAATATCTGAAAAGGAAGCATCCAAGCGGCGCATCCAGATTGAGATAGACGCTCAAAAGCAAAAGATCCAAGTATTAAAAGATGCCCTGGCCAAGGCTGATGAACTATTCAAGGATGACACGGAAGCTGCGGAAAAATATAAAAAGGAGCTTAACGAAAAGCTGCGTCAGGCTGAAATTGACCTTACCCGCATCATGGCAGCAGAGCACAACCGGCGCAATCAAATAGCCGATGAAGCTGCACAGGCCCAGGCAGATGCTGCAAAAAAAGCAGCAGATAAGGAAGTTGAAGCTGCCAAAGGCGCAAGTGAGCAGAAAAAAGAGATTCGGCAAAACGATTTATTAACGCTTATTGAAGATCACGAGCGCCAGCTTGAATATATTGATGCCCTGGAGCAGGAAGGCGTTATTAAGCATCATGAGGCCCTGCAGCGCAAAATTCAGGCCGATCTTGAATTTGCCAGGGCCAAGGTTGAGCACACAAAAGAAGCTGTTGATAAAGCGGTTGAGCAGTACGGCCGGGAATCTGACGAATATAAAAAAGCCATTCAGGAAATGAAAGACGCCATGGGTGAACTGGCCGAAGCTGAAGACGAAGCTGAAGAGCGCCAGAAAGAAGCCCAGGAGTCTTACACAAGCTGGGTTGCCTGGAAGATAAAAAAGATCAAGGAGCAGGCCCTTGGCTATGATGAGCTGAACGCCAAGCTAAAAGAGCAGCAAAACCGCCTGGCCGACATCCCGCGATCCACACCGTATGTTGTGTTGCTTAACCAGGTCAATCGTGTGGTTCAGGCCATGGAAGACTACATCGAGCAATTTGACCGGGTTCATGAACATGCCCAGCGCGTGCTGGGAGTACAGATTGATATTTCAAACACGTCCTTTGATGATCTGGTGGCAGGCGCTGCCAGGCTTCAGGAAAAGTTTTTTGATGTTTATGAGCAGACAAAAGAAACCCGCGACGGCATAGACGATATTAAAAACGGGATCACGCAATGGCGAAATGAAATATCAGATGCTGATGCCGCCATGGATGCTTATGCCAGCAGCGTCCAGGCTTACAATCAAGCTTGGCAGAACCTGTTTTCCGACACTCCAAAGACCATTGCAGAGATCGAGGCTGCCTTAGATTCTGTGTCAGGCTCTTATGATGACATGGTGTCTGCCGGTGCTGCTGCCATCGACTCCTTGAAATCCAAATGGGACGAACTCGACGACAAGATCAAGGGCGTTGAGCAAACCATCCGGGATCTGCACAAAAACACGGCAGACACGATCCGGGATTTAAACCGGGACCTGATGTCTGACGAGCAGGCATGGCTTGACACCCGTAAGCAGGCCCATGAAGTTTATGCCCGTGCAGTGCAGGAAATGGAGCGGGGCAATACTGAGTACGCAAAACAGCTTTTTGACGAAGCCCGCAACCTTGCCAAGTCTTTAGCTGTCGAGATTAAAGACACTGAAGGCAACACAATAAAAAGCCTGGAATCAACCACAGATGTTGCAATTAGCTTGCTAAACAAGATCATGGCTGCCCAGGAGTCCGGCCTTAAATCCTATATGACCAGCATGGAAAAGCAGCAAAACGCGCTGGACCAGACCATAACAAAGGTATGGACCCGGCTTGATTCCACGGGCAGGCGGCTGGATGTTTTAAAGGGCAAGGCAATAGAATTTGGCAAGGAAGTCAACTCCTGGGAATACGGCGGGGGGCAGGATTTTCGGAAATACCAGTTCGCCACCGGCGGCCCGGTTCGCGGACCGTCGCATGCCGCCGGCGGGGTGCCCATTGAAGCGGAAGGCGGGGAATATATTCTGCCCAAAAACC